GCCAAGAATTTTCCTGTGCCGACTTCCAAAGGTATGGGTGAACTGACATCTCCAACGGTGTATCCGCCGGGCATGGTTGAAATAATTGAGATCATCAAATCCTCAAGATTGGTCAGAGCTGCGGCATTGCTTGAATAGCCGACAACGCCAGTGACAAGAAAATTGATCTTGACTTTAGTGGTCGCTCCATTGATTAAAGTACTCTCCAAATATGGAGAATCAGGAACTAGAACTATTGATGGGCTAGTCATTGTCTCTGGAATGCCGTTATAGACATTGGCTGCAATTGATGTCAGTGCAGTCTGCAAAGGTGTTCGAACGTCAGCTTCGATGGTCATAAACACATCGTTTCGACTTCAAGAAATGGCCCAAGTAGGCCAACAATTCGATTTGTTAAGCTGCGGCCAAGCACGAATGGCGATGGTTGGAATGCGTCGCTCATAATTTGATTGCCTGGAGCTGTAACAGATTGAAAGACTTCGACGGCTACAACAAGAATCGCAGACTTAATGGGTGCGACGCCAGCGTATAGGTCGCCAGCGGTCGCCCCATCTATACACGCCAACCCTGCCGGAATCTGGGGGATTGTGTATGTGCTATCTGCCTCGACGGTTGCAGATGTAAAAACAAATGGGGCAATGCGATCATCGGTGACAGTCACTGTTGCGTCATAATCGCCGCATCCAGTAATGACAACACTTTGACCTGGGACGAAATAATTGACGCGCTGTGTTCCGTAATACGCGATCGAATTCTCAACATAAATTTCTGTGATGGCTGATTGATAGCCTGTGAGCAATGGCAAGATGGTTAATTCTGCCGATGAAATCATCTGCTCTAGATAAGCGTCAGAATAAAGAGATACGGAAACGCCAAGGATTGATCGCAGTTCGCCCGCGGTAACTATTGGCATTTCCGTTCCCTTCGTCTGCTCGACCGCATCCGGGAGCGGCTACGGTCGATGGTTAGTTTTTAGGTAAAGTTAAAAGCGTTGGCTCCCGCTGCAATCTTTGTGGCGCATGCACCATAAGAATTGAGTGAGATTTCAACAGTTCCATCTGATGGCTTATTGACATCAAGACGGAAGTTTCCGCTTTCGTACCATGTGTATGCATCAGGTTCAATGACCATCATTGAATCATCGCCAGTGCCAGTGATTTCGCCTGAGTTATCTACAAAGAAATTCAAGCCAAGTACAACGCCGCGTTGTGATTGACCAGTAACAAGACCAGCCTGGTTTTGTGGCTGATATGCATTGAACAATGGTGTGCCATTGTCGTTGTAGCCCATGATGTTTGACCATTGTGCTGGTGAAACAAGGATGTTGCGTGCGAAGCGCTGAGTTCCAGCATATACGGCTGCATTTGCGCGACTGACGTATGCGATCAATCCTGCTGCTGTGTTAGCTGTTGGTGTTCCATCTGAAACTGAATCTGTCTTGATTTGAGCTGCAACGTATTTGTTTTGTGCAAATGCCATTGCGCTTCCCATGATACGAACAAGCTCGTTAAAGAAATCTGGTGAGCTGCGGTCAATGATTTCTGTGGTAAGAATATTGCGACCAGCAAAGCGGGTTACTGGAATTGAAATGAACGCTGACTCAATTCCGGTGTTTGAAACTGCTCCGCCTTCAGCTACCGCCGCGACAGTTGCAATTTGAGAAATCTTTGGAAGTTCGAATTGAAGCCCCGCATCAGGCAAAGTTCCACGGCTGATCGAATCAATTGCTCCGCGTGTTCCGTTGCTTAATCCGTTAATTACTTCAGCGAGCTGACGTGTTGGATTGAAAGCTGGATTTGTTGTACCAAGATCATCATTTGCAGCTGCAACGTAAATTGCAGAATCTGACATTGGATTGAGCTTTGCCTTGATTGAATGCTCCATGTATGAACCAAGATTCACAATTGGTGAACGTGGCTTTGTGAACATTGGTGCTGGACGATTTGCTTGGATAACGTGCTGTGAAGCCTCTACCGTTTCAACGGCTGGCGCTTCTTTTGTTTCGGTAGTGGTGTCCACTGGTTCTCCTTCGGTTGGGTTTTCATCTGATGTTGCTGGTACTTCATCGGTTGTCGCTGCGACGTGACTGACGCGAGCTTGATCGAATGCCGGTTTATGTGTGAGCGCAACGCCTACGAGTTCAGCCGAATTGACGACCATCGTGCCGTCCTCGTTAAATCCATGATCTGAGACATTTGCTTCGACTGAAAATCCGTCGCGCAGTCCATCCATAGCTTCCTGGATGGCATCTGTTCCAGCTGTTGTTTTTGAAATCTTAAATGTGGCATTGATTGACTTGCCATCTGGCGAAAGTTCCATCCCGATGCTTTTTCCGATGGGTCTAGCAGAATCATGCTCAAGGTTAAGTTTTACTGATGCCGGGATCAATGAGCCAGACTTAAATAAAACTTTGCCAGTCGATGCATTTGCTGGCGTATCAAATTGAACGATCTGACCAGTAATTGTCCGCGATTCTGAATCGGCGGCTGTGATTGTAAACGGTGTTAGTACTTTCATCTGATCATTTCCTCTGCTACTCGGATTTCATCTGCACTTAATGCGCCGATGCGATTGAGAATTTCATAAATTTGAACGCGCTCAAGATTTGAACCGCGCAAATAATCATCGAGTGCATATTGCACTTTTTGCGTAGATGGCACAAAGTCCGGCATTGATAATCTCTCGGTAATGCTGTTCATCAGCGGAATCAAAGAGAAATCAAGCAATGTCTGACGTGTGGTTGTTGCGTTGCTATAAGTCATTGATGATCCAGTTTCAGCGTCAATGTAAAACGCCGGGATGCCTAAAGCGCGAGCAAGTTCAGTGGCGATGTATGAACGGGCGGCCGATAGCTGCAATTTCTCTGGATCAAACCCTAAAGTCTCCAGTGAGATGTCAGCGTTAAGAAATGCAGTCGATCGATTGCGGCGACTTGCACCCCAAGATTCCAAAAGTTTTGCAATTCGATCAGCTGGCAACGCTGTTCCATTTGATTTCAGTACCATCTGCGGAACTGGCTCTCGCGCGTACATTGCAGCCGCACGTTCCAACTCTGCGCCTGTTCTAATTGTGAATCCAGCGCGATTAAGCAATCCTTCATCGTTACCGTAAAAAACTACAAGTGATCCAACACCTGAAAGCGGCAAAGGTGTATGACCGTCAATTGAATAAGATTCGATCTCTGTTGAATCGCTGTTTGTGTTTATTGTTACGCGATCAGGCGAAATTCTTTGAACGCTGCGAACGCGCTGCGTATCGGCAAATAATTCTGTAATTTGCCAATATGCGTAACCGCTGAAAAGTAAATCCTCAAGCGTCCAGACATAAGTCGCTACGCCAGGAATGCGCGGATCAGGTGTACGAATGACACGCGGTGCAGGAACACCTAATCCCGTCTCACGATCGATAACGTTCAAATTTATACTTGCGATTGATGAGCAGATAAGGTTTCTCCCGCGAGCGATTGCGGGAACGCTCATCGCTTCTTGACGTGTAGCTGTGCGATTACCGCGAAAGAATGGCGAAAGTGAATCAAGTGAAGTTACCGGGGCAAGAGAAGCAGAGACGTCATATGTCGGTGCGGTAACGGATGATCGTACAAAGATGTCTCTGAATCCCATGCACGAATTCTCTCAAGGGTCAAGGATCAACCCACTAATATGTCAAACTCGGTCTCTGGGCGTGTCGCGTAGAACGTCGCGAGAGCTGTGGCCACACTTGCGCAAACGGTTGTCTGTGAAGCTCTGCGCCCTATAACCCAGCCGCCATCGCCATGCGGCAATCGAACTGCGGAAAGCATTTGTTTAGTCAATTCCTCATTGCCAGCATGACGCAAGCGATTTGACGTTATGGCCGAAAGCATTTGATCGCATGCTGTCGCATAGTTATGGCCATCAAAGTCCATAATCGGAATTCCTGCTGGCGCTAATCGACCAGCGACGGCAGTGGCTGTTCTTTTTGAATAAGCCACCGTTTCGACCGGGTATTTCTTAAAATGCTCTGCAACTTGGTTCGCCATTTCTAAATCGTTCAAAGATACGGCGTTTTCCCAAGTGCGCAGCAGCTTGACGACAAATTTGTCATTGTCTAGTTTCTGAGCCGCGACCAATGCTCCAGCTTTACGATCTGGCGAAAGATCAAGACCAAACCAAGTAGTTTTCTCTGGATCAAGATCGATATCTTTGTTTTCGCATTCTTGCCATGATTTGGTGGGGATAACGGCATCCCTTTGGTGAATCCATCGAGCCAAGACCTCGGTCTGTACAATATGCGGCGGATCATTCAAAATAGCCCGGATATTATTTTCCTGAACGGTATGACCCAAAGCTGGATTACTGGCAACCCAATTCTTTTCATCGTGGATGTCATCGGTGTATCCAGACCATTCCAAATAGCAAATTGAATCCGATCCACCGACTGCCGCCAGCATGCCGCGCTCGCGCAGCTGATTCAAGACAACCGACGTCTGATCTCCAGCTGTCGAAAATGTCCAGACTTGCGGATTGCTCGATGCCATCATTGTGTACCGCAAGCTAGCAAATCCGTCTAAATCCTTCATCTGAGATAATTCATCCATATAAATAACCTCTGGACGCGAGATTCCTCTAGCTGCGTTGTTAGATGCTCGGATCATGTAGCGGTTTCCAGACTTGGTTACAATTTCCTCAGCTCCATGCGACCAGCGGATAATTTGAATCTGCTCCTTTAGCCAATCGTGGGATTCGATGATCTTGACAATTTGCCGAAATAGTTCCAAGCTGCCCTGTAGGTTATGAGATGACGAAATTTGAAGTGGTTCGTTCCAGAGAAATAGACCAGCCAAAGCTCGAATCGATAACAGCGTGGACTTTCCTTGTTGCCGGGCTGAAACGATGCAGATTTCAGAATGCTCCCATTTTTGGTCAGGCTTGATTTTGTGAGCGTGATGAATAACAAATTTTTGCCAAGGCATCAGCTCGATCCCAATCGATTCAGCGAATGCGACAATCTCATCGCCTTTTGAAGGTAAATCGTTCAAGCGTGAGTGAATTCTGGGCGTAGGTGAGCCGATTAGAGCCTTTGGTGCGATCGGTGACGTATCCAAATCCGAATCTGTCTTAATCAAGTCTGATACGACCTTGAGTGACCTATTCGCTACCGTTGTCTCCTTAGTCATAACTTTTCGTTTCGTTTGGTGGGGAAAGAGAAACCCGGGATAGCCTAGCGGTGGGATTAGGCCTCCAAAAAAACGCCCCCGGTTTATCTTGCTTCTTTGAATTACACGAAACGCATGCAGCTACTAGGTTTTCAGGATTCAATATCTCTCCACCCTTGGCCACTGGCTCGACGTGATCGACGGTTGTCGCTGGAGCTGAACAGTATTGGCATGTGTGGCCATCTCTGGCCAAGATATAAACGCGCATCTTACGCCAAGCTGATCCATAGACTCGAGCATGCTTGCCTGTAACCATCAGTAATAGCCCTTCGCCTTATGAAATGCCCACGCTTTACACATCGAACCATATCGCCCTTTGATGTAAAGGATAGTGGCATCAATTTGACGATACGGATCGAGATTCCGGTAATGCTTTGATCGCATCTGACCTAAGCCGTAATGACTGCCATTAATAGCCTGTGGATTCCATCTAGATTCCTTGTAAATGATCTTAGATAAGCAAATGAATTGCTCATAATTAATAACTCTTGAATGAGCATATAGCTTTAGATAGTCAGTTCTTGTTGTAGCTTCCGCTGGTGTTGTGCCAACAATACATAGAAGCCCCACAAGCACCAGACATCGCCTGCGAGCTATCCGCTTCAGCGGCTCGCCAGCGAGTATGGATGCTAGCCGATGTGTCAAGTTACTCGCTAGTATGTGGATAACTTGAGCGCTGCTCTGGCGTGTTGTCCACAGGTTATCCACAGGTTTCATCTCCATGCTTTTCGATGGCGATATGCAACTCATTAGCAACGTTTTTAACTGATCGTCCTTCGATGTCAATTAACACGCCGCATTGACATTGATATGACATTTTGACAATGCTCATAATTGATCCACCAATGCTTCATCAACGATCTTGATGCTAATCGATCCGCATCCACCGCATTGAGCGAACCATTCATTGAGTGTTAATTCTGAACCTTTAGTCAAACCATGCATCTGACGGGCATCGCCATGTAGCTTTGCGCAGATTGAGCAATCAAACTTTAATGTTCGCATCGCAGTTCCTTTTCAATATCTCCATTGGTTGCAAATTGATCTGACTGACCCACCAGCCGCCAGATGATGACTCGAACCTGGGGCGCTTTGCAACGCCTACTGGTATCCATCCAGCCAAGTAATAAGTCGGTGATTCACCTACAACCAAGACCGCCATATCACTGTCTCGATCGTCATTGGTAATGATTAAATGTCCATTGCGATGTGGTGTGCGTTTGACCTCGATGCCCACCCCATTCCATAAGACATCGGGTTCGGTCTTGAATGTGTTGACTGTCGGAATAAAATTCTCGATCCCGGCATATCTTGCGACTGCAATTTCAGATCCAACCGCTTCCGAATGGATAACGACTGCATTGTGAAAATTGCCCTTGTTACCGATGAACTTGGGATTTGATCCGAAAGTCGCTTCGCGCTGTAATCCAGATGAATGAGCTGTGATCTCATCAGTTCGATTTAGTCTGATCATGATCATTTGCATTCCCTGCAAATCCAGATCATATCTAAACCTTGAGCGCCATCGTATCGACCGAAATCAAGCGGCTTCCACTTTTGGCATTTGTCGCACCAATTTATTTCAATTGGATTTTGCTCTTTGATAACTGTTCCATCGATGGCATAGATTGTTTTCTCGCCAGTGTTTAGTTTGATGATCTCCATTTCGCCCATCGCTACACCTGTGGCTTCCATTGACCGTCGGCTGCTAAGACGTACCAGACTGGATTGCACTGATTTGCTTTATTCTTTTCAGCGCATGAATAGTTAGCCCAAGCATTCCCGGTCTTTTGACTCACACCTTCGCGCCAGATACGCGATCCATGCTGGCATCGAGGAGCAGCCGCCACTAGCTGACCACCTAATTGACTGGCAATCTCGCCGATGCCATCGGCTGCGGTTGTAAAGCCATCCTCTGAAAATGGCTTACTCCAAGGATCATCCTGAATCGCTGGCGCGGAGTATGACTCGACTTGTTGCATTGTCTCTTTTGTTGATTTCTCAGCCCCGCCCATAATCAAAGCCATCACTCGCATCAAAGCTGACGTGACCGTATCCTCAACCATCCATCGACGCATTTTGTCACTGTAAGCTGCTTGGAATCCGTAGGCATAGTCCACGCCCGCTGGTTCAAGCTCTAATTGATTGCGCCATCCTTTTGCCTGGACTAGGACGTAACCCTTGACGGCATCGAATTCGACAATCTGGGCGTTGAGCCGACCTTCGGGGTATGTGGCATTCCATCGATCAGTCCGCTCTTTGTTGCCTTCGTAATTATCCATAAATGCAGCCATTATCGTGACCGCCTACTTCCGGCAATCTTGCCGCGTACATAACCAACGCGATTGCCTTCTCTAAGTCCTACTGTGTAACCGACAACGAAGCCCATAAAGACTCCGAGTAATAACCAAGCTGCAACTTCTCCTATTGTGTACATATCTGCTCCCGATCAGGGAACTACTGCACTTCGCTCCCTGATAACAGAATGACTTAAAGCGCCGACATCGTCAAGAATCCCGCGTATCTTTGGGCGTGTCGGCTGGCTTGTCATGGTGTTTATCTTTTAATCCATTTGATGCAAGTACCGAACCCAGAGCGCCAGTGAGAAAAACCGTCAGCGTTGTAAGAATGTCAATGAAAGCCTTGTCATTCGGAGCTTGAGCGCCGATGGGCTGTGTGACGAATATGAGAGCGTAAAGCATCCCCAAGACTGAAAGTGCAAAGACCATCGCAAGACAGATACCGATGAAAACCACGAGTCTTGCCTTGAGCTGTTCATTTGTTAGACGTCTGGTTGGTCTCTGGGTCATTAAAATTCTCTCCAAGTATGTCCGAAGTACAGATTCCCTGAACTTTACATTGTGGCGGATTACATTCAGGCTTTTGCCAGTTTTCGAAAAGCTGACATTCATATCTTGTCCATCCCTGATATTGACCGCACCCAGATAGCCCTAATCCAATGGAGATGATTAAAGCTACCTGGATCGGTATTCGGATCACTTCGCTTTTGATCCAAATGATGCATCTTTAGGATTTAGCCATCGCAAAATAACTGGCGCAAGAGCGGCAACGCCGCCCAATGCTAAAGTCTTTGGATCGCTGATTCCCGCCATGTACATTGCCAGCGCTGCCGCCAGAAATGATCTTGCCCATGATGCCGCTAGTGCTTTCATCTCTTTCATTTTTTAGCTCCAATCTTCGCGATTGCTGCCTCGACCTTGGATGGTGGAATGGCAACCTCGAAATGCATTTCATCTTTGCGTCTCCAGTTATCAGAGCCGCCCCAAGTCAATGAATATTTCTTTGCAAGAGCTTTAATCATTGGCACTTTTTCCGCAGGAAATGTGCCAGCTTTGCCCAGTGGATGTTTTGTTGCATTGAGGTCAATAGCTGTCCCAGATGAATGATTGCTCAACTTGCCCGGTACGCCTCTGACATCGCGAAAAGCGTAGCCCCAGTCATCGAGTCCGCCTTCATCGATTGGCTCAATCAGCTCATGGAATTCAGCTGCAAAGCCGATTAGCAATGGCGCAACGGATTTGGCACAAGCTAGTTTCACCTTAGTTCCGGGAACAGGAAATGACTCAATGCCTATGTCAGCTCGCACTTTGGATGCTGTCCAACCATTAGCGGATTGCGTCATTGCAGCAATAAAGCCGCTTCATCGGCTGTGATGCCAAGTTTTGCCAACAATGCAGCTTTGTCAGATTTGGCTTTTTCATCGGCAATGTTTTGATTTTTTGTTGCTTCGATGTCCGCTTTGTAAGCTGTAAATTCATCATCCGTCATTTCACGATCGATGAGTTCATCAGTTTCTGTATTGTGAATTCGAACCGTTGGTTTTGTCATTATGAGACTCCATATACTAGGACTGTGCCTGCTGAATAATTGCCACCTGCATTTGAAAATACCAAAGAAGTAATTGCTGATGTGGTGTTAATTCCACCGCCCCAGTTTTCAGTGTTAATTGTTGACCCGCCAGCTGTGTACATATTTGTAAAGCGGTGATTTTTTCTAGCTGTTGTGCTTGTGTAATCAAAAATTTCTAATTGATAGACATTCACCGCACTACTTTCTAATGGATTATCAAACGTTTGAATATAACCAGCTTGAATATAATTATTATAAACAGAAGTAGTGTTGGCATTTGCTGTGCCTGTTTGATAAACAATGTTAATTGTGCCATTTGGAGCAATTCTAAAACGACCGCCACCTGTGGCATTTGTGCAACCAAAAACAACCACTTTCAAATCTTTGTATCCGCCAGCTATTGAAACGGTTGTTGTTGCTCCTGAAAGTGTTGTCGTAGAAAGTAATGTCTGACCGCCGCCACTTGCTGGCGTTGCCCAAGACGGCGCAGTTGCGCCACCATTGACTGTCAAAACCTGACCTGCTGTCCCAATCCCCAATCGTGAAAATGTTCCGCTGCCAGTTCCATAAAGAGTGTCTCCAGCTGTCGTGATAGCTGTAGCCATTGAATTAGTGACCGTTACCGTTCCAGAAGTGCCACCGCCCGAAATACCGACGCCAGCCGTCACTCCAGTGATGTCACCTTGATCATTTGCAATCCAAGTGAAATCCATGTCGGTGTTGGATGTCTTGGACAATACTTGCCCTGTTGTACCGCCTAATAAATCAGCCATCGATGTTGCAACGGCTTGACCAAAAACTTCAAAGTCCGCTGGTAAATCTGTGACCAGATCAGTGGCAGTGGGCATTTGCCAGCTGAATGGTGTTGTTGGATTGCTCATTTTTTCTCCTTATGCCACGACTAGGGCGTGTTCCCAGTCAAGTATCCCAGATATTGTATTCCAAGCCTCAGCGACACTTACATCTTGCCACTGCATTGCCTGTAATGAGTAAGCCAAAGGTGACAGATTCAGGGTCACGCTTATCTCGTTGTATGCGGCTTGAAATGTAAAACCCTCAACAAAGCCAAGGTAAGTTCCTGATGTCATATTTAGCGGCAAATTTGCGATATTGACTGGCATGCCCATAAAGACCTTAATTAACGCATCTCGATCGGTATTGTCGATTTCTGGATTTGTGAGCTGGTAAGTGATCGAATTTAGATTAAACTGTGGGAATGCGCGTAATGATAAATAAAAGTCTGCCTGGTCTTGGGCATCGACGGTGTGTTTTACCGTAGTTGTAAAGATTTGAGCCAATTCCCCATATAGGGCAACCGATTGTGGATTGTCTGCGCTGACCTCGGATGTTGAGTTTGTGCCATATTTGAGAGTAATCGTGTTTCGTACATCGCCTGCTCGGGATTGAATTGTCAACCCTGCGCCTTGAGCTTGATTTGCACTCAAATCGACGTATCCATTGGCTGCAAGATAAATTGATCGATGATCTGCCGAAGCATATGAAATTAAGCCTTGTGCGTCCTCATAGATATATCCCAAGCCGCTGGTTGCCAAAGCTGAAACCAAAGAATAAACGTCAGTGCGGCTTGATGATCTTTGAGCCAGCTCATATGTGCCGGGCGTATCTATTTCACCCAATCCTGTGTTTTCAGCGTCTTGCCATTGCGTTGTTGGATCGTAGGTATACCATTGCAATGCCGCTGGCACTTCGCCCCAGTTATTAACCAGTAAATCGCTAAGAATAGTTAAGATTTGATCCCCGTCGAAATCTTGTGTCAAGACTCCATTTGTTAGTGCCTTGGGCAGTCTAGCCAAAGCGCCTAGTGCAATGATCTTGATGCGTTGCGCGAATGCTACATTGCCAAGCTCGGCAACCGAGATCGTAATATCGACCACTGAACCGCCAAAGATTGGAACGAATGTAGCTGTCGAATCTTGCAGCTCTACGGTCAAAGAATTGTTGATGTCGATAGCGACGTTTGATTGATCCAGGTTAATCAGCTCAAGACTGACATATCCAGCTTGCGCTTGCTCGTAAATATTATTTCGTCCAGATGTGATTGTTAGATTTGCCAAAATCGATGATTGATATTCAACGCCATTGATTGTGACTTTATAGACTGGATTGAAAATGGTCATTGTGCTAGTTGCAACCCGGTTGCGCCGCCAGTGCCTCTAAAAAATGATTGGTTAAGTACATCGACCACGCTGCGGGCCGCTGCCTCTGGATCGCCAACGATGCCTTGATTGACTGTCAATGTCACACTTGCTGCCGAATCAGATCGCCCACCAGCCCTTATGAATCCAGTTGAACTTGATGAAGTTGCGGCTGTTGATGCACTAGCTGCGACGGCAGCCAATCCGCCAGTTGAAACGGTTGGAACTGTAATCTTTGGGGCGGCTGGCGCTGTGATAGTTGGAGTTTGGCTTCCCAAGACTCCTGAAATGCTGCCGTAAGTTCCAGTCGATGTTGTGATCTTGCCAATTGGTTTAATATCAGCGCCGGGTTTGATTAAGTTTAATCCCTCAATGATTTTGTTTACCGCATCAATTGCAAAGTTTAGGATTGGCTTAATAGCCCCCAAAACCTTTGCAAATACATCGATGACAACATCGGCAACGCTGCCAATTGCATTCAATGCAGTCCCGATGATTTTGCCAATCAAGGGAGCGACCACCTTAACCACGTCATAAAATGCTTCAAAGGATTCTTTGTTGGAAACAATTGCATCTTTGATTTTTGTAAATAACTTAACCAAGCCTTCAAAGATCGGCGTTGCAGTTGCCTTGATGACATCGACTGTTTCCTGGATGCGTGTACCTAAGCCACCCGGCTCTTTTGAGCTGACGGCATTGGAAAACTTTTGAACTATTGGCAGAATGTTGGCGGTTATGAAACCAAGCAATTTCTCTAAGACTGGCAATAGGGCGAATCCGATTGTTTCGACGCCTTCATCAAATGCCACTTTAAGTCGCGCAATTCTGCCCTGGAATGTTTCAGCGTTGGCTGAAGCTGATCCGCCGAATAAATTTGAGAGTTTATCTTGGACTTCTGTAAAACTCATTGCCTTGAGTTCGGCTGATGATAGTCCGATGCCTAATTTGCCAAGTGATGTGGCGTTGCCGTCATAGGCTTTGCCCAGAGCATTTGCGACTGAATCTAGGTCTTTGCCAGTAGCTTGAGAAATGTCGAGCGATAGATTGAGCAGATCCTGAGCCTTGGTGACATCATTTGTTGAAAGTGACAACCTCTGTAGAGCTGGTCTCAATTTTTCGTCCGCGACGCCCGTTGCAAGAGATGTTTGAAGTATCTGTTTTTCTACCGATGCAATCATTTCATCGGTCGCGCCAGTGGCATTCTTGAGAGCCGTTGCAAGACGTACCTGAGCAGCTTCATCATCGATGGCTGCCTTTACGCCATCCACGCCAATCTTGACCGCGTACGCGGCTGCTGCGGCAGCAGCTACTCCAAATGCAACTGCGGCTTTCTTGCCAAAATCGCCGACCTTAGACGCAAAAGTTTCGACCTCTGCTTGGCCGCCTCTAATTCCTTTTTTTAGATCATCAAAATCAGCATCAAAGGTGATCTTGACTTTCGGAATGCCGGCCATCAGTTTAACTTCAAATCTTTGATCAGATTTTGAACAAGTTCAATATATTCTTTGGCAACTATTGGCGTGTAATAATCGACTGCATCATTTATCCAATAGCCAGAACTTTTTCGCGGCGCTTTGAATCGGTTGCTATATTTTCGGCCAGCTCTATCGACTCCAGAGGATGAACCATATTCTGAACCCCAAAGCAGTGCGCCAGCAGGTGCAGCTTCGCGACCGACTTTGTTCCCTTTGCCGCTCTTACTAGCAGTTCCACCATAGGGACGGCCGACTTTTTTAGGGCCGCCAAGATCAACACGAATGAGTCGATCTCTTGGGGTGAGCATTGATTCAAGTACCAATTTTGTTTGTGGTGTTGGTGAGCTGCCACCAAACTGCGTCAATTGTCCAGCCAATCTTTTTGATAATGGCTGAGCCGCATCTCTGACGCGACCTTGACTTTCTTTGTCTAAAAGATTGAGTGTCGAAATTAAATTTCTTAGCGCAAGCGGTTCAACTTCGATGCGGAATGAGCCTTGGCCTTTTGTCGCCTTAAACGCCATTTCGTTTCTCCAGTATCTCGAGCGCTGTAACTATATCCTCAGCCAGCTCAAATTCTGATCGGCTAAGCCCGGTAGTGATTGCCAAATCCCAAAGGATTCGGTTTATGCTTCCGGGGGCGTAACTTTTGGGGCTATTTCATCACCGACTGTTATTTCGGCAACGGTTTCGCTCCAAATCTCGAAAGACTTAACTGGCTTCCCAGCGGCTTCACGTTTCATGGCGTGGTACGCCAAAAACATAAGATCACCGATGCCGATCTTGTCTTGCGCTTGCGAGATGATGAAACCTGTTTTGGTTTCCCATTTAGCCCACTCAGGCGGTTGCGCTGTGTAGGTCTCGCTGTTTCCTGCTGTGTATTCGATCGTGATTGGTAGTTTCATGCTCCCGGTCTCCTTTTGATTAGCTGATTGTTAGAACTGGCGTGGTGACGCAAGTAAAGGCAAGTGAAACGGTCTGCGCATCTGGAGCTGTTCCGCCCGCTGATGGCAATATTGGCTGGACATCAAAGGCAAATGATGCGCCTGTGTCCGCTACCAAAACGACTGGAAGTCCAGTCTGCGGTGCGTTTGTTGCCGCTGTCCAAAGCGCTTCGCATAATGATGAAGCTGCTCCCCAGTCGGCAAGCATTTCGACTGCAAATGAGCCTTGAGTGTCTGTCGTGTAATAGGCTTTTCCGTCAAGTGTTTGATATGTGTTAATTGTTGAATCGACTGTCAAAGTCGCTGAAGTAGCTTGAGCATCGAAATCATCGCCGTCAATTGTGAAGGTGATGTCTCTGCCGGTGATGATTGTAGTTGCCATATTTATTCTCCTTAGTCGGTGTAATATGTTGAGACTTGCAAATCAGCTGTCAAGAATTTTCCTGAGCCGACTTCCAAAGGTTGAGGTGAGCTAACATCGCCGACGACATAACCCGTGGGCATTGTTGAAATGATTGAAATCATAAGATCTTCAAGATTGGTCAAAGCTGCCGCGTTGCTTGAATAGCCCACGACTCCCGTGACCTGAAAGTTGATTTTGACTTTGGTAGTAGATCCATTTATTAAAGTG